TAAGCTGCCAATGAAGTAAAATAAGAATTAGCTAAACCACCACTTGTAAATGTATCACCAAAATAATTTTGATAATCAGAATATGATGTAACTAATGTAGGAACATTTACAGGTCCTTTAACTGTAGGGCCTATAATAGCTGCACCAGCTTGTACTGGTTGGCCTGTTAAAAACGTGTTGTCTATTTCACTTATTGTTACCCCTGGGGAAATTGAAAAATTTGCCATTTTATTTTTTTATTATAAATATTAATTTTCTTGTTAAAATCCATTATTAAGCAGGAAAAGTAGCTCCTGTGGGAAGTATGTTAAAGTCTAATAGAATAAATTCTGCTGTTCTTGTTGGTTGTAAATATATTTGTCCTATCAGCTGGTTGTTGTCTATTGTAGTAGGAGTATTATTTGATTCATCCATTACTACTTTAAATGCTGTTAAACCTTCTCTTTGTTGAACAGAAGCCAAATATGGGTTTACTTGAGCTAAGAAATTATTTCTTGTAGTTACTGTGTTTTGTTCAAATACTAAAGTATCTGCTACTTGTGAAATATAATTTTTCAACTCAATAAGTAATCTTCTTACATTCACACGATCAAGAGCACTTGATTTCTTTTGCAATGTCTTTTGACCAAATACTGTTACTCCTGTATTAGGAAAAGTTGCAATTGAGTTAACATTACTTTCATATAATAAATCTCTATTTCCTTGAGTTAGGTAACGTTCTGCCCTAATAACAGTAGACATTACTCCACGGTTAGTTCCAGCAGGAGCAAACCAAGGTTCTGCTACACTATCATTAAATGCATATACCCCAGGTATCATAACAGAGGCAGGTACCCAAACTTGTCTTCCCGAGTTTGGGTCAATTGTTTGAACCCAAGGCCAATAAGCAGCAGCATATGAAGTATCATATGTTATTGCATTTGTTGTAACAGGTAAAATGTTTGAGCCATATCCTACTAAATCAAGTATGGTCATTGAATCTCCTCTACTTTGCACTACACTAAGTAATTGCGATACAGCGGAGGCATGTGATGGGAAATTTGTACCATCTGCAATTAAACCAGGTGCTGTAATCAAATTGTATTGGTAAGCATCTTGGTTAGCTAACAATGAAATAGATTCTGTATAGGCACTTGCTTGTAGGCCTTGAATATTTAAATCTGAAATATTTTCATAATATGCACCACTTGGGGCAACATTTTTACCTTCAGCTCCACCAAATACACCTAAAGAGGCTGTAGGTAAAGAACCAGTATATTGTGGTTTTGGGTTACCTGTATTGTCAAAATAATTTGGGGTGGTTAAATTAACTTGTTTAATACGAACATATCGAGATTGGTTTCTATATTCTCCATTTAGTTGAACATAGTATTCGCCATTATCTTGTTGAACTTGTTCGTATTGGTTTCCTATTACTCTTTCTATGTAGTTTGAGGCAAATGGATCAAGTGATAAATTTGACCATGTTTCTAAAATAGATGGGGAATTGGTTGAATCATTACCTTGACGAATAAGTAAGGTAAATGTTCCGTTGTTTACGTTTGGTGAAACAATTTGCCATCTTAGATTATCTGCTGTTCCGTTTTCTAAAGTTCCATTAGCATATAATGAACCTGAACTGTTCATGATTTCACCTTCAGATAATGTCTCTAAAGCAAATACTTCAGTGTTTGAACCTCCAGAAAAATATGTTGTTGTACTTCCAGAAATATAATAATATGAATTACCTGCTAATCCATTTGAGTTAAGAGCAGTTAATACTAAATTTGGAGCAGAATAAGATGCGGTAGAATCTATTGTAACATTGCTATTTATAGAAGCAGAAGCATTGTTAAATACATCTAAAGTAGATGAACCTGAAAGTAAGATATTTACACCGTTAATAGAGGCTGAATATGATGTTGTTACTGCATCTGTTAAGTCTAAAGAAGCAGAAGCAAATGTAGCAGCATTTGATGAAGGAATAACAGAAGATGTAGCAGGAGAAAATGTTCCACTTACTACTCTTGTTACCAATAGTGTATTCCCTCCATTATTAAAGTAGTTGTATGCTGAAATAGAGGTAAAATATGAATATGTTTGGCTACCGCTTAAAAAAGTAGAACCAAATTTGTTCAGATAATCACTATATGTTGTACATAATACAGGGATACCTACTTTACCTTTTACAGTAGGTCCTATAATAGCGGCACCCGCTTGTATAGGTCCTTCAGTGATAAAGGATTGATCATTTTCTATAGCTAATACGCCAGGTGAGACAATTACTTCAGCCATTATTTATTTTATTTTAATTTATTTTATAAGTCCATAGATACCCATAAGCTGTTTTTTGTTTTCCTCTACAACATGCTGCTATGTTATCTCCTATTTTATTATTTAAAAATTTTTCAGCTTCATTAGCACTTTTCCAAATTTTAACAAATTTGTTATCTAATGAATACTGGTATACTGTATTTCCTTGTTTTGGGGTTAAATGATAGGAAAAATTTGTTTCTAGGTTATATTTCCAAATTGAATTTCCTGCAATTTTTGTTTTACCTTTTAAACAACCATCAATATCTACTCCAGTTGCTATTTTAGCTTCTTTTATACTATCCCATGTTTTAATCAAATTTCCTTTTAAATCATATTGGTAGATATTTTTTTTAAGTTTACTTACCATTTTTCTAATAGATTCTGGGGATTTTTTTGATGGGCCGCCTCCTCCATTATTTTTATTTGCTATTTTAAAACCCCATTGTCTAAATTGTTCTATCCAATAGGATTCAAGAGGTTTCCAATTTTTAGAATCGATTGAGGAAATTTCATCTATTACCCAATATTTAATATCTTTCCCATATTTTAAAATATGGCCATATTTTCTTGATTTTGGATTAACTGTTTTACCAATATAAACCTCACCAGAAGATAATTCTATTAAATAAATGTAAGTAATGTTCATCTATTATAAATATGGTATAAATATTCTCAAATTAATCCATTTTGGTAATTTCACCAGTTTCTGGGTTGATTGAGGCTTTTCCATATTTGTCAGAAATAGATTTTGTGAATTCTATCTCTTGGTTTGAAAGATTTTGTAAAAATTCTTTTGCGCTGTTGTAGCGATTTTCAATTTGAATTTTTATCATTTCTATTTCACCTAACTCTAAAATTAGGGATTGCGTACCATTTTGAATGGTTTTAAGTGTTTGTAACTCTTCTTGGGTTAAAAACTGTTTTTCTGTAACTATTGACATAATTTATTTATTTTAAATTGGTTTATAATTTATGAAAGAAAATATAATTTTCCAAATGTAAATTTATGGTGATGGTGGAATTCCAGTTTTAATAACAAATACTATATTAACTTCTTTAGAATTTGGATATAAAACTTTAAATTTTATAAATACTCGTTGATTGATAGTATATGTAACACTATTTAATCCTGTTTCAAGTAAAAAATCTGTATATTCAATTTCAGGGTTTCCAGCAAATGTATAATTACTTGGAGTTATTCTAATCCCATGCATTGTTTCTAAAGTTGCTGCACTCATTAATGAAGAATAAGAACCAACAGTACCATATCTAATTTGATATGTATTTGCAACTATTTGGGTGCCTGTTGGTAAAAAAATATCTTCTGGGTATGATTTTTTTATGGCCATTTTTTAAATATATTAAAAATTAATAAGTTTTATGCAGGAACTGCACTTGATCTAGGGTAAATTAAATAACTACCATCCGAAAGATTTATAGCTGATATTGAAGTATTTCCACCATATAAAATTAAGTTTTCTCCAGCAAACATATAATTAAGTGAATCTGGGGAATCATATGAAATTTCTTCATAATATCCAGCATAAATATCAATAGTGATAGTTTCGATATCTAATCCTCCACCTCCACCACCTCCACCTCCACCAACAGCTGAAGAAGCAGTATAATATACTTGGCCAGTTGAGGAATCAATTGTTAATACATTTGCTTGAGATGCAGTGGTTAACCCATTAATGGCAAGAGAACCTGTTAAAGTTAATGAACCAGATATTGTAATATCATATGCTTCTATACCTGTAAAAGCATCTACGGATTGGGAAACATGCCAAGGTCTAACTACTTTACGGGTTACTATATCTTGTTTGCTTAATTGTTTTGCCATTTTTTATTATAAATATGGTTGTTTATTTCAATTATGCTATTTGTGTTACTGTTACCCTAACTGAAGGAGAGGAAGGGAAACCACTTCCGGCTACTGCTGCAGGGAAAGAGGTATTTGTAGTGGAGGAATGGTACCATATCTCTGCATATTCACCTGCGGTAAAAGGGTGTGAAAAATCCCAAGCTAATACAGTTTGTGAGTTATTTTGTAATTGTACAACTGTATCAGAATTATCAATGTTGGATCCTGTTTTTCTAAACCATACATGTAAATTAGGTGTTCCTATTCCTTGGTTAGCTATAGCTGTAAATTGTATATCGTATAATCCTGTATTTTCAAATGTTAATCTACTACCACTAACTACACTTATACCTTCGTTAAAATTAGTTGTTGTAAATGCAAATGATGCTGAGGTGTTTGCTGTTACTGAAATTGAAGATGAATGGGCAAATTGACCATAATTAAATAATTTATTGCCCCATCTTGTAAATGAGGATCCACTTATTACATTTATGTCTCCAGTTACATTTAATGATCCTGTTATTGTAGTACTTCCACTAACTTGATGTGTTCCTTTAAAAAAGGATGAACCAGTTACAGTAAATAAACTATTTTTAAAATCAGAAGATCCACTAACAGTTATACTACCACTCATTATAGTATTACCTGTAATAGTATTGCTACCACTTAATGTGTGATTACCATAAAATGCTGATGTGCCTGTAAATGTTTGGGATCCACTTATATCAACGCTACCACTAAATATTGATGGGCCTATATTTGTAAATGTGCTTGAACCAGATATAGTTAAACTACCTGTTATAGCATATGAACCAGTTAATTGTTTTGAATTGGTCCATACACTTCCACTTTTCACTAATAAATCACCATATGAACCTGTTGTTGTAGTATCTCTAACATCATGTAATTCTCCAAGTTCAACTCCATTATCTATACGAACATAAATTGAACCGTTATTTGTTTGATCTCTAACTACCTCACCTAAACGTACTGAGTGTAATGGGGCTAAAGGGGCAGAACCTGTAATTGAGCCTGTTGCACCTAAATATAGAAGTTGACCTCCGGTATAGTTTGTTGTATCTATTCCTTTTAAAACTCCTTCAGTTATTACGTATCCCTCACTACCATTTGTAATAAGTTGTGTAGTAATACCTAATGTATTTGCTGAGTTTGAATCGTTTTCATATGAAGCAGTAGTAACACGTGGGATATCACTTGAATTACCTACATTTGCTATTCTAACTACTGTACCTTTTGCAATGTTAAATCCTGTTTGGTTTTTAACATAAACTAAAATATCGGAAGCGGTTTGTGAATAGGATGCAGTTTCAGCGTAAGATGCACTCAAAGCAGCATTTGCATATGATGATGTTAAAGCATAAGATGAACTTAAAGCATATGAACTTGATAAAGCATATGAACCACTTTCAACATAAGATGCAGTTATAGCATATGATGCAGTTAATGGGTTTATGACCCCATTTGATCCTGTTATAGAACCTGTTACAATAAGTGAGCCTGTTATGGTAGTATTACCTGCTACATCTAGTGTTGAGTTTGGATAATCTTTTGCAATACCTACGCGTGAATTTGCTTGGCTTCCTGTGTAAGTATCTCCGGAAGTTGTTGAATATGAACCAGTTGCAAATATGATACCACCTAAGTTGATTGAGTTGTTTCTAGCGTTTGGTAGGGAAATATTAGTTCCTATGATAATATTGTTTGAACCTATACTACCCCATGAACCTGAGCGGCCTGTTTGGTATCCGAATAAGTTTGAATTTGATGCACTGATTGCCCTATTACCTGTATTGTATCCTAAAAAATTTGATCCTGTTGCTCCTGTAGCTTGATATCCTGTATTGTATCCTAAGAAATTTGAATTTGAAGCTCCGGTAGCTTGATTTCCTGCAGATTCACCTAAAAAGTTAGAATTTGAGGAATTGGCTGCATTAGCACCAGCATTAGCACCTAAAAATATAGAATATGGTGTATTTGGAGCATTAGTACCAGCTGAGGGGCCTATAAAAACAGCTTGAATTGAATTAGAAGCACCATAACCAGCATTTCCCCCAAAAAATATTCCATTATTTGTTGAGAAAAAAGCAGTTCCAGGATTTGTAGAATATAAAGTTGTACCGGATGTTTGAATTGGAGAAGAAACAACATTTAAAGCGTGTGAGGCTGTTATAGCGTATGAAGATGATATTACACTATTTGAACCATACGGACCATAAACATTAGATGCTGTTATAAAAGATGATGTTGTTGAATTTAAAGCCCAAGATGAAGTACCATTAAATGAACCACTAAATGATCCTGTAAATGATCCTGTATTGTAAGATCCTGTAAATGAGTTAAATGAGGATGTTAAAACAAATGAACCAGTATCAATTGTTACTCCACTATTTAAAGCATATGAAGCTGTTATAGCATATGATGCAGTTAATGGGTTTGTAACACCTTCTGACCCTGTAATAGAACCTGATATAAGTACAGATCCTGTAAATAGGGCAAGTCCTATATTTGTAAATGTGCTTGAACCAGATATTGTTAATGAACCTGTTACAAGTACACTTCCACTAATATCTAAAGTAGAGTTTGGATTAGATTTTGCAATACCTATTCTGTTAGCACTTCCACTTACAAAAAGCATGTGGGTTTGATTATCACTTTCTACTCTAAAATCAACTGGATAACCTTGTTCATTAACTGTAGTTTCAGTACCGTTGACTATAAATTGATTATCTAATTGTAATAATCTTAAAAATGTATTAGTTACAGTAAATGTAGAATCAGTACCTCCATTAACTTGAAATGAACCCAATCCACTATTAGGAGATCCTCCACCAAAAATTCCAAAAGAAGTGTAACCAAAATTATTACCATCTTCAGAAAAGAAAAGATCATAACCATTTAAATCATGTGTTCTATCATTATTTAAAGTTAGGTCGGTATTTGCAAAGTTTGGAGCATATGAAGCTGTTACAGCAAATGAAGAGGAAACAGTAAATGAAGAAGAAACAGCACGTGAGGATGATACAGCAAATGAAGCTGTTAATGGATTTACAACTCCAGGTTGTCCATTAATTGAACCAGTCATATTAAATGAACCTGAAAGGGAAATATCGTATGCCTCTATTCCGGTAAATGCATCTATTGATTGGGAAACATGTCCAGGTCTAATGGTTCCAAGGGAAGTTATTCCTGTTTTGGATAATTGTTGTGCCATTTTTTATTATAAATATTGATTGTTTTATGCCTCAAATTGAGTTAACCAAGCATCAACCATACCTTGAACATCACTATCTTCCCAAGTGCCAACATACGGCATATCATTCGCACGAACACCAAAGGATGCATTGTCTGTTGTTAGTAATACATCAACTGCTAAAAGTTGATCTAATGCCTTATCACTAATCGTATTAAGGTCTATTGTTATTGTAGGATTTACTATCTCTACGTTAAACTGTGAAAATTTATAAGTTGCCATATTATGAAAGTGTTGTTCCTGTTACTGTGAATACTCTACAAGGGATATATCTGTAATTTGTAGTTGTGGTTTTTAAAGCATTATTAAATGTATTTGTTACAAGTCCATTACATCTAATGGCTTGAAGGCTTGAGCCAGTTCCTGTCCAATAATTTGTGGTTGTTGAAGTTAAATTAAACGGTGAATAATTTAATAATGCTGTAAAATTACTCCAATTCAATATTGAAAAAAACTCACCTACATTTGGCAACCTCCAATCTGTTGTAAAACTTCCAATGCTTACTGCCAAAGCTCCATCTATTGAATTATCCCAATTTATGTCAACTCCATTAGTTGTACGTCTCCAACCTAATACTGTTGCTCCATCATAAGTGCTCCAATCTATTACTATGTTATTAGTGTAAGTTGAACCGCCTAATTCATCTGTAAATCTATTCGTGTTTCCAAATGGATTATTTCCAGCAAGTGTTGTGAAATCTGTTGTTCTGCCAGCTTCAATATCACCATCATCACCAGTTCTATAAGAAGTTGTTTGCCCTGTTTTCATTAACTTAGCTGTGGTTTGTACTTTTACATTTATATAGATATCATTCATATTTTTACACTATTTAAAATAATTAAACTTATTGTAGGTGGAGTAATTATTAAACTATCAAATTTATTAATAGTATTTCCGTAAACATATGAGCTTGTTGTAGCAGATCCAGATGCTTGATATTTTATAGTAATTGAACCTGAAGGGTTTGATTCAGAGCTTGAAATATAAAATGAATATGGAGCATTGAATGTATATGGGGTATTAGTTTCAAAATTTAACCCAATAATAAATGGAGAATATATTGGAGAATTAGTATAGATTGAACCAGTTACAATTAAAGATCCTGTAATTTGTGCACTTCCTGTAAATGGAAAGCTAGATCCTCCATCTCCACTATTCATAGCATAAGATGCTGTTAAAGCGTATGAGGCCGTTCCTTGCAATGAACCGGTTATACCTGCTGTTACATTAAGTGAACCTGTGATTGTGGAATTTCCCTGTGAGAAAAATCCATTTTTAATTATGAATTCGTTTGGCATATCTTTTCCCTTTCCAAGATTATGTTAATATATGTTTATAAATATGGTTAAATTCCGAAACGTGCTCGGGTTGCATTAAAGTTTTGGAGGATTTCTTGGGAGGAGAGGGCGCGGTTGTATCGTAATACATTATAGAATGCGCCATTTCCATATCGAGAAGTTGTATCATCTCTGCCTATATACCATGTTTGTGATGTTGGAGTTAAAGTTCTAGTTATAGATGTTGTATTTTCAGATATAAAAGTATCATCAATGTATATTTTGTGGGAATTTGATCCATTTGTTGTAAAACAATACAAATGTGGAAGGGTAATATCTGTTAATGTTGTAGAACCAATTATTACAGCCCCACCACTACTATTAGAAACATAGAATGCAACTGTTTTGGTTGAAATATTTGGGTGTATTATGTGACCATTTTGTCTCCTAGATGATGAAATCCAACCATTTTCATTCCAATTGGTTGTATTAGATTTAACCCATACCATAACTGTTTCTGCAAACGGATTAACAAAAGTTGAATCAATATAATCATTAACTCCATCTAATACTATTCCACCTCCATTTGCAGAATTAAACGTAGGACCATTTGTTAAGGTACCATTATTTGCATTCCCAGAAATATCTTTCCACGTTGTACTTTGATTAACTAAAGGAAATGAATTTGGTGACCCAGCATCTAGGTATAAAACTAAACCATCTCGTACTATGTTTGGTCCTCTCCAACTTCCTTGTACTGTACTCATAGCATTGGCTCATTACTTGTCCACTCAGGACCCGCTAAAATAGTTAATATTTCCTCGTACGTGTAAGGACCTTCTGCAGTTGTTAAAGCAGCAACACTTGAAGGTGTTTCACTATCCCATTTTACAAATGTACGAGTTTCATCGATGGATTTGCGTACTGTGTCTACCGATGTTTCATGTACTTGGGTGAAATCAATTTGTGGTAATTCTGATACGTTGAATATCATGAATTCTCTGTTTGGGTATTGTGTTTCCATATATTATAAATATCTGTTTTTAGTTGCGTTATAGTTTTGTAGGATTTCTGTTGCGGAAAGGGCACGGTTGTAGATTTGAATATTAGCAATGTTTCCATTCCAATATAATCCATTAAAATCACCAGCTCTTCCAATAGCAACATGGCCTGTACTATCACTTCCTCTTTCAGTTGTTGCTAAACTTTGTTCTAGTTGTCCATTTAAGTAAAGTTGAGTATTAGTACCATTATAGAGTATTGTTACCCAATACCACGTGTTATTTTGAATGGAAGTTGTTGATTGTACTGGGGTTGAGTTGGAAATCCCATTAATAGTTCCCCCAACTTTATTTGGTGATATATTAAAACCACTTATTTCTAAACGAGCAGTTTCTAGAGCACCAGCTGAATTCCAATCAGCTAATAACACTTGTCTAGTACTGCTATTTACAGTTCTAAACCAAATATTTAAAGTACTTCTAGTCCCTGTTAAACTTCTTAATGTTCCTAAATTAGTTGCAACATAATCATTTGTTCCATCAAACACTATACTTCCACCATTTGCACCATTAAACGTCGGTCCATTTACTAATGTTCCATTATTTCCACTACGTGATAAATCACTCCAAGTAGTACCACTTCCAGGATATGAACGAGTGTTTGCTGCATCTAAATACAACACTAAACCATCTGTAACTATTTTTGGGCTAAACGAAAAACTCATATCATAAACCTCTTACAATTGTTTTTATAGTCCATGAACCAGTTGTGGATGATCCAGTTAAAGCTATATTTGAACCTGTCACTATTACAGTAAACGAAATAGCACTTGTGTTTCCAAAGTCTGTTGTAGTAGTTTCTGTGAAATTAACCGCAGATCCTGATTGGATAGCCATGATTGTACCCGCTCTAGCATTTGAACCTGATTTAACTGAGTATTCAAAGAATGCTGTATCGTATGAAGCGGTAGGTAAAGAGTACATCACAAAAGAACCTGAGTTTGTTTGGGTTACTTTTGCTGTTGTGATTAACATTGGGTCTAAATAGTTCCCAATGAGTGTTGTATTATCGGAAAATACCTCTAGTATTGGTAAACCAGAAATATCGTTTACTGAAAATAAAGATCCGCTTAAACTATCTGTTACAGAGAACAATTCACCTTGTGAACCTTGTACTGTAAATACTGGTTGGGCTGAACCAGAACCATAAACGGTTAATGAAGAACCGGATGCAGTATTTTGTGAACTTGATATAATTGTGCGAGATGCTGTTACGTTAAATAAACGTGATTCATCTCCTAACCATACAATTGTACCGTCTTCTGTTCTGAAATGGGGTGATGCTTTGCCGGCTATTCCATTTCTATCTGTTGAATATAAAGCAAATGTATCTGCTGCTAATGAACTTGGGGCAGTTCCATTTAATATTCTTAATTGATTTGTTCCACTATTTACATTTAACATAGAATCTTTTCCTATGTTCAATGTTGCAGAATCAGTTAAAAACATTCTCCTGCTTACAGTACTTGTTCCGCCATTAAAATATAAAGCACCATCATTAATAGCTATTGATCTAATACTCCAATCTACAAAAGTTCCTCCATAATTTTCTGCACCAAATTTAACAACATTTCTTGCTGTATTATCAGTTGCTCCCCTTATCCATACTTCAGTTGAATTTAATAAAACATGACTTCTTGTAAATGCAGCTGGATTTACAGAGGTATTTTCTGTTGTAATTAAAAATCCTTCAACACCAGCAGTATTAGGCATAGCATATCCTACACCATTTCCAAATTTGCATAACTGTGTTTTCCCAGTTCCTAATATCTCAAATATATTCTCAGTATCATTACTATTCCTAACTCTAAATGCAACATCAGTTGCAGCCGAACTTGATGCTCTTACATCTAATCTAATTGAACCACTTGGTGCAGCTCCAGCTCCAATTTGGGTTGCTGTTAATGAACCAGTTACACCTAATGAACCAGTAATTAAAGCACTTCCTGTAAATGGAAAACTTGAAGCATTCGCTACATAAGATGCTGTTAAAGCAAATGAAGAACTTGCAGCAAAACTAGAACTTACCGCATTTAAAACATATGAAGCCGTTTGAGCTGTTTCAACATATGAAGCTGTACTAGCATATGAGGCACTTTCTCCTACAGTGATTATTTTTTCTGCAATGCTACCTGATTGGTGTAAATATAGTTTACCATCATTTACATTAATTGCCAATTCACCTATATCTAAAGATGAGGTTGTTGGTATGCTTCCTGGGGTTAAACTGCGTTTATGTAATATTTTATCTGCCATTTCTATTTATAAATATTAATATGTTCCACCATCAATTGAAGAGGAAAAGTTTGATTTTGGTAAATTTCTCCAAACTTGTTGAGTTGAATCCCATCTCAATTCATCACCATCAGTAAGGTTGTTGATTTTAACATTGTGTAGTTCCTCTATTTCAAACCCTAACTCAATGTTTACGTTAAGTATTCCAGCACTACCTGATTTCATTACTGTACCTAAATACACCTCTGGTAGAGGTGCTGTGGGACGTGTTGAGGTAAATGAGCCAGATGAATGAAGATAAATTGCATCACCGTCTGAAAAACTGGATAAGTTTATGTTTCTAAGTATACCAGATATTACTACATATCCTTCTGTGTTGTTTGGAATTGAATGCCCGCATAAACCTAATGTACCTTCAGAAGTTATATATGATGTGTAATCTGCTAGTTCAACAGTTGGAAACACATCAGAACCTGCAAATCGCACAACTGTTCCAGGTGATAAAGTTGTACCTGTTTCATTTTTTATACGATAAACCATTTGATTGCTAAACTCGATGAAAAAATTCGGAATATCCGTTCGAATCATCATCGTTTTAGTATCTTCAGTCCAGTGTATAGTTCTAGTAGACATGTTTTACTTCATTTTTATATAAATATACATCAATAAAATCCTCCGTCAATATATGATGCAGATACTGCAAATGTAGAATAACTAGCAGATATAGCATTTAAAACATAAGATGCTGTTTGAGCTGTTTGAACATATGAAGCAGTCGTTGCATTATTTGCCCAACTAGAAGTACCAAATAAAGAACCTGTTATACCATCTGTTACGGTAAGCGAACCCGTTATAATTGCAGATCCGGAAATATCTAAACTAGAATTTAAGATTGTTTTTCCAATTCCAACTCTACTTCCACTTACATAAAGTGTGTTATCTAGGTTAACTGAGCCGGAGCTACTAGAACCGCTTACCACAAGACGATGGCCTGTTTCTGCAGTTGTACCAATTAGAACGTTACCGCCCACACCTAAAGCACCATCAGTAATACGCATTCGTTCAGCACGAGATGTGCCTGTTGTGAACGTATTAAACTGCATACCAGTTGCACCGTTGGTAAGTATAATAGAATTAATATAGCTGTTAGCGCCAATTTCAACACCGCCGGCTGATGCTCTAATCCCAGCGGTAACGGTACCGGTACTACTCCTAACTAAGCTTATTTCGCCATTATTACCTAATTGACCAATAGTGATGGCTGTTGTAAATCTAGCAGAACCACTTACATCTAATTTCATGGATGATGTTGGCGTTGAAGTTCCGATTCCAACACTACTTCCACTTAAAACGAATTCAGAAGAAGCTGCAATTATACTTGCACTATTATATAAAATTTGAGTAGGTAATCCTGGTGCTACAATAGATCCACTTACAAATGATGCGGTTTGAGCGTTTTCAACGTACGATGCTGTTAAAGTATAAGAAGCACTTGTGGCAAATAAAGCACTTCCACTTAAACTACCTGTAATACCATTTGTTACAGTTAAAGACCCTGTTACAATATGTATTGAACCTGAACTGTATATTTGTGAGTCATCTAAATGGTCTCCACCATCTGAACGTGGAATAAACCATTGTGTTAAAGTAGGTTCATCACCTAAAGATCCTGTATTACGAGGACCTGAAAGTAGCATACCTCCAGTATAAGTAGCTCCACTTACATTTTGGTAAACCCAATGATTGTGTAATGAATCCCAAGCAAGTGATGCAGTTGCTAAAGAAGATCCAGAATCATATACTATTAAACCACCAAAACGTTGAGCAGGCTCAAATACATTTACAGAAATAAATGAAGCAGAAACTGCAAGTTGAGATGCGGTAACATACGTAAATGAAGATGAACCATAAATTGTTGCACCTTGCAATACTGTTAAACTACCCGTAATTAAAACATCTTGGTTTAATGTGTTAACATATGATGCGGTTGAGGCAAATGAGGAACTTACCGACTGTAAAACATAAGATGCTGTTTGTGCGTTTTCAACATAACTGGCGGTTTGGGCTAAAGTTACATAAGAGGCTGTTTGTGCGTTTTCTACGTACGAGGCCGTTTGAGCATTTTCTACATAACTTGAAGTAGAAGAATATGAGGCACTTACAGCATTTTCAACATATGATGCAGTTTGAGCGTTTTCTATATACGAAGCAGTTATAGAATTTTCTGCCCATGAAGCAGTGCCATTTAAACTGCCTGTTATAAAATCTAAAACATTTAAAGAGCCCGTTACTATAATATTTCCTTCAAACGTGCGTGTCCCAGAAATAGGGGCAGCTACCGTTTCTTTTAAACGTATTTTGTTAGTTAACGTATCAAGTTCAATGGTTTGTTCGTCTGTTTCAGCTAAACCAGCAAATTCATTTACAATAGAGGCACTATCAATGTAGTAACTAGCTGTAAAACTATTAAATGAAGCAGTTGTAGTAAATGTACCAGATACTGCTGTAAATACAGGGTCTGTTTCTTGATAATATGAGGCTGTTTGGGCTGTTTCAACATAAGAAGCTGTTTGAGCATTTTCTACATATGAGGCTGTTTGAGCGTTTTCTATGTAGGATGCAGTTTGAGCATATGAGGAACTTTCAGCATTTAAAGCATAAGAGGATGTTAATGGAACATTTGCTGCATAAGATGCTGTTAAAGCATATGAGGCACTTGTGGCACTATTAGCATTTCCTGTCAAGTCACCTGTAAAAGATCCAGTAAAAGATCCAGTATTGTATGAACTTGTAAAAGATGAAAACTCAACCTCTGATACAAAGCTAGCATCTAAACTAGAGCTAAAGTTTTCTAGATCTGTTACTCTTCCCTCAAATGAACTACTATCAGTATAGTAGCTAGATGTAAAATTATTGAAAGAGGATGTGGTAACAAGTGAACCAGTATCAATGGAGGGTATAGGTAAATTATTCAGATTACTACCATCCCCATAAAATGAGCCACTAAAGGAACCCGTTATACTATAGGACCCTGAGCGTAATTGTTCGGGTTTGATTAGAGCCATTTTATTTTCCTTGGGCTACGTATTGTTTAACGTAGTTTTTGCTTGTTTTATTTTTGCTTGTTTTGCTTTTTGCATGAACTCCAGGACGTTTAACTTTAGGTTTTTTGTTAAACAATGAAGTTGCTGATGTTTTTACTTTAGCTGCCATTTTATTATAAATATAAATCAATTACTAAATTTCCCAATAGCTACTATTTCATCTGAAGGGGAGATTGAGTAGCCTAATTCGGTAGGGTCAATTACAAGAGTTGAAATGCCTGCATTTTGGGTAAAAGAAACTATAGCTGCACTTTCTACCAATGTACCGTTTACAAAGAATGTAAAGTTTACGATAGAAGTTGGTGGTAAACTATTTGGAGCTTGAATCCAACCAGAATTAAATGTTACTGTTGTTGAATTTACATATGTTCCAAGTTTTTGTATGTTGGTGTTTAAATATACTAGCACGTCTTGAGAGATATAGTTTATTACTGGTTTTTGGTTGTCTATAAATATAGGGGATGTGGTTTTAAGTGGTTTTGGTTTTGGATCATCTAGCGAACTAACTGCTTCCATTTCAATTATAACTTGGGCTTTACTATTATATTTTTTGATAGATGTTAATTGTTTTTGAATACTGTCAGGTATGACGTATCCTTTAATAGTTAAGGTAAATGTTGCTTTAGCTATTCTGTTTGAATTATCTGTTATTTCAATTGGAGTATCAAATGAGCTAATTGTAGCATAGAATTTGAAACGATCTTTTTCTCCCCAATATGTGTCGGAAGCATAGTTGATAGCCTCAACTATTTTGTTTAATTGAGACACATAATATGTTTGTATAGCACAAGTATATGATATAGTAACATAATCTGGGATTACATTTACTATAAATTGCTCTACTGGTTTACGGTTGTTTAAGGTGTTAAAATTTGAATATGCATTTTTTGGATCATATACTTTTTTCCATGTTGTGTACAAGTTTGGAGAATTTGCATCCATTTTATTACCCAAAGAGCGATTCTTATCTATACTATCTCGTTTGAACATGATAAGAGGAGCCATAATTGCACCATTCTTGTCTTTGTAATATCCATCCTTTTGTGTAGATTTCCAACGTTCAGGTGAACCATATATTATGGGAACAGGGATTCGCATGTTGTTTTGTGTAACTGAAGGGCGAATCACATTTGAAAAATAGTAGTGGATTGCCTCATCAATATCTTCAAATCCTATAGTGAATGGTTTTGTAGTATCTCCCCTAAATGAAAGTTTTTCTGAGCGGTTAAATTCAATTCCATTTTGTTCATTTGCTGTAAATTGATCAAAATTAGAGGGAATGTTTGGATTACCTATAGTTTCTCCATTTTCAGGGTTAACATACGGCTCAATTTGTTCGTTTGAAATTTGACGTTGAGATTTTGGGTTTGGTTTTCTTGTTCTTGGCATGTCTC